TTCGGTTTGGACGTAGTTACGTGTCCACGCCGCCGTGGCTGCTTCCGTGCTCGTTGCACCACTCGGCGTGGCCGTAATCTGGACGACACCGGTTGTCCCATCCATATAGAAGCCGGTGTTGCCGCCAAACAAAAATCGAGCATCAGCGGCGGTCAGCACCATCGAAACGTTTTGCGGACTGTTCGACAGTAGGAGGTCGTAGGTGCTACCCGAATAGGCTCGAAAGAACGTGCCGTAGTTGGCACTGCGCGACCACATGCCCTGATTGAAGTCGCCACCATTGCTGGTGAGGAACTTCAATCCACCTGAATGCGTGATCGAGCCGTCAGTGCCAAACGCATGTGTCTGCGTCAGACCCAAGAAGAACGCGAGCGACACGCCCGTCTGGGTCATGATCCCCATGTTGGGCGAGTAGGCACCGCCGAACACACCGGACACGTTGCCGATGTACATGTTGTCGGTGCCGCTGTTGCGGAACGCGAGCAACGCGCCGTCGCCTGCCGCACTGTTGCCGCCGCGAATGACCGTGGTGGGGCGACCAGTCGCGTTACCTAAAATGGCGCTCCCGGCTGTAAACTGACCGGCAATAAGCAGTGAGCCGTCACGATGAAACTCGAAGTCGGTCTGCGCGGTGCTCCAGTCGTCGGTGTCCGCCTCGATGTAAAAGTTGCCGTCGCTGTACGCGAAGGCGGACCAGTTCTTCTGTCCTACCGCTCCTCCTGTCGCAGCAAAACTGACGCCGGGAAAATCGGTCTGCGTGATCGTGACACCGCCTGCAAAGCTCGGATACGCAGCGAAGCCGGGATTGGGGTACGTGCCCGACAGCACGCCACCGGCTGCACCTGTCGGCGGGCCACCACCACCACCACCGCCGCTGGCACCTCCTCCAATGGTGGGCGACGCAGGCACCCACTGCGCCGCGCCCACGCCGTCGTCGTACCAGATGTACAGCGCGCCGCCGCCTGTCGCGGCGTTGGGGTTGAACCAGAACTGGCCGGGGCTCGGCGTCGTTGGTGGCGTAGCCGATGTCGAGGTTGATGTACCACCTGTGCCACCGGGACTGACGGCAGCGGGCACCCACTGGCTCGTGTTGGGATCGGTGTACCAGATGTAAAGCTGGGCACCGCCCGTGATGGCGTCGGTGAAGTACCAAAGCTGACCCGCTGCGGGCGAAGCAGGTGGCGTCAGGCCAATCGAAGTCGTACCCGGTGGGCCTGTTGCACCGGTCGCGCCTGCTGCACCAGTCGCGCCGGTATTGCCGGGGATGCCTTGTATACCCTGAGTGCCTTGGATGCCCTGCGCGCCCTGCGCACCGGTCGCACCTGTTGCACCGGGAGCGCCCGTTGCGCCAGTATTACCGGGGATGCCTTGTATACCCTGCGCACCGGTCGCACCAGTTGCGCCTGCTGCACCGGGAGCGCCGGTCGCCCCAGTTGCGCCAGTCGCGCCTGCTGCACCCGTGTCGCCCTTAATACTAACCGCAGCGGGCACCCACTGGGTTGTGTTACCATCGAAGTAACCAATGTAAAGCATTCCGCCGCCAGTAACGGCGTCGGTGAAATACCAAAGCTGACCATTGGCCAACGTGGGAGGTGTCAGACCAACTGCTGTCGTACCTGCTGGACCCGTCGCGCCCGTCGCACCTGTTGCGCCTGCTGTACCGGGAACACCTTGGATGCCCTGTATACCCTGCGCGCCTGTTGCTCCCGTCGCACCTGTTGCACCCACTGCACCGGGAGCGCCAGTCGCACCTGTTGCGCCCGTCGCGCCTGCTGCGCCCGTATCACCTTTGATGCTAACCGCAGCGGGCACCCACTGGGTTGTGTTACCATCGAAGTAACTGATATAGAGCATCCCGCCGCCAGTAACGGCGTCGGTGAAATACCAAAGCTGACCAGCGAGGGGCGCAGGAGGAGGCGTGAGCCCCACCGAAGTCGTGCCCGGTGCACCCGGTGCGCCCGTCGCACCTGTTGATCCTGCTGGGCCTGTTGGACCCGTCGCGCCCGTCGCACCCGGCGTACCTGTATCACCCTTGACCGAGACAGCGGCAGGTACCCACTGGGTTGTGTTACCATCGAAGTAACTAATATAAAGCATGCCACCACCAATACTGGCAGCGGCGTCGTTAAAATACCAAAGCTGTCCCGCTGTAGGCGTAGGAGGCGGACTAAGACCTATGAAAGTCGTACCAGCAGGGCCTGTTGCACCAGTCGATCCTGTTGGACCCGTCGCACCTGTTGCACCTGTTGCGCCTGTGTCACCCTTAACTGAAACAGCAGCGGGCACCCACTGCCACGTGTTCCCATCGTAGTACCAGATGTACAACATCCCGCCGCCAGTGGCGGCGTCGGTGAAGTACCAAAGCTGACCTTCGATGGGCAGAACAGGAGGTGTAAGCCCTATTGCTGTAGTACCCGGTGCACCATCTTTACCGGGCGGGGCAATCGCAGCGGGCACCCACTGGGTTGTGTTACCATCGAAGTAACTAATAAACAGCAACCCCCCGTAGGGAGCGGTGCCATCGTTGTAGTACCAAAGCTGGCCCGGAAGCACGGGATCGGGTGGCGCAGTCAGCCCAATGTAAGTCGTACCCGGATCACCCTTCGGCCCCGGAATTGTGCTGGGGTTGCCCTGCTCCCCCTGCGGCCCCGGTGACGACACAGCAGCGGGCACCCACTGCCGCGTGTCGCCATCGAAATAGTCGATGTACAACATGCCGCCGCCAGTGGTGGCGTCGTTAAAATACCAAAGCTGGCCCGGAAGCACGGGATCAGGTGGCTTGACGACGCCAATATAAGTCGTCCCCGGATCGCCCTTCGGCCCCGGATTACCCTGCGGCCCCTGCGGTCCTGAACCACCACCGCCACCCGCACCCGAGAGGATCTCCCACCTACCGTTGCGCCAGATGCTCTCGACAGGCTTCTCGCCAGCCATGAGCGCGGGCTTGTACCAGCGATCACCTTCAAGCCTTGCCGTGGGCGTGTCGGTCGAGATGTAGGTTTGGTTTGCCCAGCCGCCCGGACCCTTCTCACCTGTAAGGGTCTCGATGTTCTCCTTGATCGCCAGTATCGACTGCAACAGCGACTTCGTATCCTCAGTCGGAACCGGGATCTCGGAGAAGATCAGCGGCTTCTTAGCCACAGTTACACCTGTCGCAGTTCGTGCGGCGATGTCGCGATCTGGAGGTTCTCGACGCGAAGATTGCCTTCAAGCTCAAACTGATAGGTGTCAGCCGTGTAGCCGGTAGGCATGCGAAACATCTTGCCCGATTTGGGCAGAACACGTTCTTTAACCAGTACACCATCGGCAAAAGCACGAAACACCGTGACCTGATCTGCCTGTGACACGACACCATCGGGCAGCGAATAAAAACACTTCACCGCTGACAGGTTCTGTCGGTTCTGCATCTGGTAGAGCTTGCTGCGCCAGAAATAAACACCCTGCGCAGCGTTCTGCGTGAGGTCGATCTGCCAGACGGCCCCGTCACGGATGACCATCACTTCGCTTGTCCACGTATCGGTGATCACGTTGTATGTAGGCGACCCTTCCTGCAAGATCGTGAACTTGGTTGGTCCCCCATGCGGGTCGATGTAGGCACCATTGCGCGTGCCTGTAAAATCCTCCATCTCAAAAACAGAATTCTCAAACACCGTCGGTTCGAACACGCCTTCGTCCGCTGTCGAAAAACAATAATACGACCCCAGCAGCAGCGCCGCCCGAAGGTGTTTCAGGTTAAGGTACTTCTGCCACTCGTCCTTGACGATCAGACTGGCCGTCGCGACGACACCATTGCCTGCCGACACCATCACGAGACCATTGGGCGAAGTGTAATAGACACCCTGCTCCGTCGAGACGACTGATCCCTGCGACGTGCAGGGCTCGGGCAACGGCAACGCCGCCTGCGCCATCTGGTCAGGCGCAGTCCCCGTCACGGCGTAGGGACGCGAACTCGTACAGACGATTGCCGTCTGGCCAAGAACGCCAATACCAATGATCGGATAGTCAACACCGATCATGTATTTGTAAGGCCAAGCGTGAAGCTGGTAGGGCTCACAGAACCAGATCTGCTGGTTCATCCAACCGATCACCATGCCGTTAGGCATCGTCACCATGCCCTGAAGCCCTTCAGGAGGCGGTGCCCAATCCTGCGTAATCAACTGCTCATTGAGCACGATCACGTTATCCATCACGGCATCGTTATATGTAACTTGTGAAATAGGTATTTCTTTGACGAAATAAAACTCGGCAACGCCCTGATCGCTCGTGATCGTCCGGTAGATCCTCGTCATCCTGAGATCGCGCTGGTCTGTGACCGACGTGGGGGGTGCCGTCAGGAGAAGATCATAAGTCGTATCGTTGGGATTGGTGAACACATCCGACGGCGGCGACGGCGCACTCTCCTCGCCATAGAACGACACCCACGTGTAGCAGTAAGCCCTCGACGTGGTAACCGCACTGGTACCCAGCACAGCCACAGTAACAACAGGCGCAATCGTCGGGCTCGGAACGCCCATCAAGAGGGGCGGTTCTCCTGCGTCGATGCGCGAGCGTGAGATCATCATCGGCGGGCTAACACCATCGCACCAGTAACCCGTCGGGTCAGTACGCTGAGTGTTGGGGCTCCTCACGTAGGTCGTGTGAACCGAAAGAAACTCCAGCCAGAAGCTATCTTCCAACGTATGTGGATTATTGTAATCCTTAGGCACGCGAAACACGCTACGCGCATCAGGATTTAACAACGTGTGAATGAGCTTGGGATCTCGCATCCCGGTAATTTTGCCGTCCAGCAACCAAGTATTGACTGCCCATGCGCTCGCGTTTTCAGGCAGCAGCTTATCGTCAACCGCTGGGACCATCCCTTGAAACTGCTGCAGCTTGATCGCGACCATATGTTACCACCGTAGTAACCCTAAAAGTTCATGAAAGATCATCGGGCGAAGTAGCGCCTTTCTTGAGGGCATCCTCACGATTTTTGGCAGTAAGCTCCCGAATGCGTCGATGCTCAGCCTCGGCAGCCGCCACAGCGTTGCGCCCTGCCTGCATCTCCTCCTCAAGCTGAGCCAACTGACTGGGAGACCGAGGGGGCCTTGTATCAGGCGGCTCAGGCGGCTGCGTCGGCAGAGGCGCGTCTGCTACCTCCTGCTTGCGGGTTGCTTCGTTGAACGCCGCTTCTGATCTGGATCGAGCCATGGTTACCTACAACTTGATATGATAAACGATTGCGAGCGAAGGCTGCATGGTAAGATGCCCGTCGGTCAAACCGGTGATGCCATCGCCACCCGCAGGGCCTGTCGTAGCCTGATCATTGGTGAAGTCGAGCGACGCACTCGACCAAGCGCCGCCACCACCAGTAAGATCACCCCCCAATGCCAAATGCGCTGGAGTGCTGTGTGTATGCCGAGGCGTCTCATAGATACTCAACGTGTGAAACTGCTCACCTGCTGTAGCGCCGATGATGTTCATCAGCGTAGCCACATTGGCACCTTCATCGACCATCGCCAACGTACGACCGCGTGCATCAGGCAACGGGATTGTTTTGTTTGCTAACCAATCAGCCTCGGCACTTGCACCGCGCCCACCGTTGATCGGCCAGTCCACATTATAGATGTTCGTCCAAAACAGAACGAACAGATCATGATACGCTGGACCGGCATTGATCGCACCGGACCCGGTGTTGCCAATCGTCTGGCCAATCATCTGGAGCCAGCCCGATTTGTTCCAGTTTACCGATGCACATATGTCACCAGTTACAGCAAACCCGGCGTTTGCAAGCGTCGCGTTGATAGCGTCTTGGATCGCCTTAGTGACAAAATCGGTCGTCGGCATATGCAGGTTGTCAGAAGGCACGCTATCCAGAGGAAACGACTGGGCAGGGCCTATCCCCGTCGGGTCACGCGCGATCACGCTGCTGGCAGGCAAGACCAACTTGTGAGGTGCATTCCAGTTCGTGGCCTGAATGAGCGTGCTGTCAATGCCGTCGTCTTTGTCTGACTTATGATTGTGCTCGATGAGCGGCCCCGTCGATAGAACCGCCAATGGATCGGGCGCAGGCGCGTCGCTGGGCGCAGGGATATTCCTCAGGTTACGACTGCGTGGCGGGATCGGGGGGAGTGCCATCGTACCTCCTCAGACGCCCCGCTGGGGGCGCGACACGCCGAAACTCTGCGGGTAGTTCCAGTTCTGCGCGCCGTAGTCGTTGGCGTGAATAACCTCCACACGAGCCTCAGAGCGCGCCTTGTTGTAGAGCTTCCAGTGAAACGTCCCGGCATCCTTGTTGAAGTACGGCTTCGACACCGACAGATGGAGCCTTCCAAGGAGGCCGTTCTGGAACGCGTCGTAGTATTTGGCGACAATCCAATCGTCGAGGATGGGCATATCTTGGATGTCAGTCGGATCCACCGGCACCTTGGCGACCGTCGCCACCCACAGCGCGTTCTCGCTGGGAGCGCGCCGTAACACCACCACGCCGGGGATCCGCATGGTGGCAGGGGCAACCAGTTTCTTGTCCTGATCGTTTGAATTATACAGGTTCAATAACCTGATGATCTGGCCATTGCTTGGTGCAGGCGTCGTCGCAGGCGCGATCTGGTAGGTCGTCATATCCGCCACGATGGGGATGTCGATGTCCTCCTGCCACACGTTGGTGAAGTCACAGAAGTCACGCTCGACGCTGAACAACTCAGCCTGTGCCGTCTGCACGCTCACACCCAGTACCTTGCTGCGCACGTTCTCCATCAGGCGCGTCGCCTGCGGGTTGGGGTAGGGCGGATGCGGTGTAGACATCAGGCGTTCCCTGTAAGCATCTTGGCCGTAAACGTCTGGAGCATCGCGGCAGCACGGGTATCCTCGACACCCTCAATGTCGAACGCCTGCAGCATGCCTGCAGTGTAAAGCACCAGAGCCGGGATGTATTGCTGGTCGAGGCCGATGGCCGTCGCCACGTCAGTCACGGGATCGTACTGGGGCACGTTGTCGAGTTGGCCCCGAAAGAGATCGGGCCGCAGCCTGCGCGCCTCGATCATGCCCATGTTGAGCGTCTGATAGACCTTGGGGTCGAGCCACCGCTCGCCGTCGTCGTCCTGCAGGATGCCACGGACTTGGACGACCACATCACCGACGGTCAGAAAACCAGCCATAGCGCCCCCTCCTGCTGAACAAGCGTGTAGTCGAGGTTACCATGAAGGTAACCCCAACCACACACCCGGTGTTCCCAGCGAGAGGTTTAGCCGGGGATCACAATGGCTTCACAGAGCGCCTTGCCGTCGATCACCTTGTAGCCGTAGACCTGAAGGCCACGGAACAACTGACCGAAGGTGCGCTCGGAACGCATCGTCTCGACGTTGGTCATCTGCGACGCGAACGTGAGGCCATGTGCGTGACCGGCGTAGAACAGCCACTCGGTGGCGGCGAGGCCCGCAGCGGTGCCGTGCGGCAGCAGGTTGGAGGTGTAGACCATGAAGCGGTCCACCATGCCCAACTGGCCGTTGCGCAGCATCGAGACGCTATCGCCCGACAGGTAAGCCTGACGGAGTTCCGACTTCTTGATCATCGCCGTCGCCCACGCAGGCATGACGATCCAGCGACCGTCCTCGGGGATGTTCTGTTCGTCGAGGCACTGCCCCATGCGCATCATGATCTCCAGCACCTCGACGGTGCCAGCCACGACCGGGTTCGCAAGCCGCGAAACGCAGGTCATGGGAGTGCCCGTCACGCCCAGATTGATCGAGCCTGAGATCGCGCCTGCCGTGAGGCCACGGTTGAGCGCCGAGCCCTGATGGACGATGCCCAGCAACACGTCAGTGTCGATGGTGATCTTCATCTGCTGCGCGGCGTCGTCGGACCAGATCGACATCAGGTTGATGTCAGACTGAACCTTCATGATGTCGTCGAGGATCGTGTTGAAATACTTCGCCTTGTCGATGGTGAGATCGACGATGTTCGAAGCCGGACGATCCACGCTGAGATCGCCACCGACGAGGTAGTCGCGGATCGTGATCGTCGGCTTGGTGCGGATGTGCACCTTGTCGCCCTGACCGGAAATCTCGCCCTCGTAGGCCGTGTTCGAAATCGCAGCCAGCACGGTCGCGGCGTAGAACTTCTCGATCAGCTTGCCTGACCAGATCTCGGGGATGAACGTCCCCGTATAGGCAGGCGCAGGCTGCAACGAGCCAGCCGGGTAGATGACAGGTGAAGTTGCAGCGCCTGCGAGACCGATTGCCATGGCTATCTCCCTACGCGCGACGGGTCACATAACCACGGGCGCGTGTGATGCGTTTATCCGATGACCCTCCCTTCCAGTTGCGCAGCGAAGATGTCCGCCTCAATGGCGTTTTTCTCAGCGTCCCTACCGCGATAAGCACCGCGATTGGCATCACGATAGAACTGGGCGATCTGGGTCGTGGTGTACGTGGGTTTTTGCTCCGCATGGCCACCAACGGTTGGCGCTGCAGTAGCTGCCCTCCCCGGTGCTGCAAGGCTAACCAGCGGGATCCGGTTGCTCGGAGCCTGCACGGGGGCAGGGGGAGCAACGGGTTGCTGCTGGCTATTCGCAGGACGCTGGGAGGCGTCGCTCGTAGCGAGATAGCTGTTGAAAATCGCCAGCACTCTGGAGGGCTCGCGGCGCTCCCATGCCTGCGTCAACAACTGCTGACGATTAGCACCGCTGATGGGATCAGGCAAGGCCAACCAAGCCAGCAGTTTGGGGTCGGTGTTCATTTCAACGAAGTTGGGTATCTGCGAAGTCATGTAAGTGATCATGGCTTCTAGCTTCTGCGCATCGTTGTCGGCACCAAGCTGATCGACCCGCTGGGTCACCGTGCCCAGCCCCTGACTGACCATCGCCTGCGCCTCGGCACGCGCCGCACGCCGGATCACGTCAACCAACTCGGGGCCGAACGCCTCGACTTCCTCCTCGCTCAAACCTGCCGGGGCGGGACCACTGGGTGGGACAGCATGCCCGTTGGTGGGCTGCTGCTGAGGCGGGCGTACAGCGTTATGGAGGTTCTGGTTCTCCTGCACCAGCCTGCGGATCTCGGCGGTCATCGCGCCGATCTGATCGTTCAGCTTGGTGAACTGACCCTCGTAGCGGCCCTTCTGGGACTTGAACGCGTGCTCCCACGAGGCTTCCTGCGTTCCCGGCTCCGCGCTCGTCGCAGGTACCTCCGGGGGGAGCGCAGGCGGTGGAGGGGCATTGGGATCAAGCGGTGGAGCCTCAGGAGGCGGCGCTGGAGGCGTTTGCGTCGGATCTGCTGTCCCCCGTGTAAGATCAGTGGTGGGCCGCATGTCATGCGGGATCGCCACGTGAGGAGGCGGCGGCGCGTTGGGATCACCACGCAGGCGAGCTTGTTCCTCGGCTATCAACTGGTCGGCGCGTGAAATTCTCGCCTGCACACTCGGAGGTATCACATTGAGCTTGGCAGGTACTGTGTCCGGTGGCGGGGCGACTGGCGCGGCGGGAGCGGCGCTGGGAGCCTGTGCCATGTTTATTACTTCCTCTCGTTAACCATGTGCTGACGTGCCTTCTCAGTGCACTGATTGAAGATCTCCGCGATCTCGTTGGCCTGTTGTGCCCGTCCCTGCGCCTGCAAGATGCTATCCTGAGGGGCAGCGGTTAGGGACATCACGCGACGAGCGGCGAAGGCTGCAAGAGCCATTCGAAGGGCATCCCACACATCCTGTGGTAGCTTGGTTTTTGCTTCGTGGGCGGCGAGCGCCAGATCGAGTTCCTGAGTGTTCACCTAGTTGCTATACTTCGGGTTCACCCATGTGTTCAATGTCGGCATAGCTACCGGGAGCGCCCGCGCCGCTGGGGGTCGCCTTGGCATAGTCGCCAAGATCAGCACCCCCCGGCATCTGCGAGAGAGATTTCAACGCCCCCCTGCCGGGAAGCATCTGTGAGCCCTTGCCCTGATGCTGGAACACCGGCTTGTTGTTGAACTTGAGCTTGGGAGGCTTCATGTGACCCTCCTACGCGAACGTCTTGGGCATTTTCGGCGCGCCGGGGATCTTCGGCTGCTTGAGCTTGAGCACGGCGTTGGCCCCCTTGCTAAGCTGAGACCCGCGTATCTTCGGGATCGGCGCGACGTTCTGCACCGCCTTGGTCATGCGCAGCGGAGGTAATCCCTTAGCCATGACGTGCTCCTAGTGCTGCCAGCCCTGCTTGCAGCTTTTGTTCACGTGGTGAGTGCAGCCCTTGACGAGCCCGCCCTTGGCGTAGCCTCTCTGTTTGCGCTGCGCCTGATCTTCCGCATCGGAACTTTTCTGAGCTATGTCGTCGAGCATCTTGCGCCTCGACAACTCACCATGCAGCGACATGAGCTTGCGAGTACCTGCGCGCTCGTTGCCGTAAGAACTATCGTTGGGATACACACCGGCATCGACCGGAAACGGCTCTGACGGCTCGGGCTTGTCGGCCATAGTTACCTCCTATGTTACCAGTGTGGTAACTTAGTAAGCCGTGGACTTGCCCGGTCGAGCAGGCACGCTGCCACGGTTGGACATCATCGGATGCGAGCCGCCCGAGGCGAACTTGCCGCCGTCGCCCGAGCGCGCCACCACGGTCGTGTTGGGCGTCTGCGGTCCAGCCGACGCGGTGGCCTGAGGGTTGAACGCACCCGGCCCACCACCCTTGGCGAACTTGTCGGAGCCGCCCGCGCTGTCGCGTGACGCGACGGCTGCGTTGGGCTTGGCATGGTTGGCTGCCGCCGTAGTCTGAGGGTTGAAGCTGCCGGGGCTCCCACCAGAAGCGAACTTCGGAGACGACTTCGAAACGACTTTTGCCATGGTTATCTCCTATCCAACGCCGCCTGCGATGATACCCGGACGGCGCGCCTGCAGGTTGGTGCGCGGCCCCATATCCTGCGTCGCACCCGGTTTCTGCCCACCTTGAGCTTGACCGGCCTGCGTTGCAAGGGACGGCTTACCCTGAGGACCACCCTGAGGTCCACTCGGCCCACCACCGGGAGGGCCACCACCGGGAGGGCCACCACCGGGAGGCCCACCCTGCTGATCCGGGGGCAAACTGGCCTGCGCCGCCTTGGCGGCTTGCTCGGATTTCTGCTGCGCGGAGATCTGCTCGTCGGTGGGCACGATCTCGCCGGGGAGCCCCAGCCCCTCGGAGACGGCGCGCAGCACCTTGGCGCGACCCTTGACGCCCATGATCTGGCTGTCCATCGGGTTCGCCGTGATCTGCAGGAACTCAAGCTGACGGCTCCGCTGGGTCTCGCGCTGCACGGCGACGGCGACGCCCTTGACCACAACCTTTTCCTCACCCGTGAGTAATCCCGTCTCGTCGGTGAGCAAAATCATATCGGTCACAGCCGTGAGCGCCGGATCCATGACTTCACGGTCGATGTTGGCCGCCACCGTCTGCAGGATCTTAGACGCGTTGCCCATCAGCATGGCCAGTCCCGACGCGGTGCGACCGGCACCGCCACCCGGAGAATTACCCTGCAAGTACCTCGGGATGGCGCTCTGATCGTCGGCCATTGCTCCCAAGGCTGTGTAAACCGCGAGCAACTCTTGGGCGTTGGACTGAGGCTGAAAGAAATCCACAGGCTTCTGCGTCGAGTTGGAGTTCGTCGGATCCTCGGTGACGTGCCAACGCTTCCAAGGGAACATGTCCTCGCCGGTCTCGCCTCCCGCTAACCGATCATCATTGACGACGACCTGAGGCCCCGAGGCGATGGAGAGATTGTTCATCAGCGCCCGCAGCGTCCCGTTCGAAGTTTCTTGAAGATCGCTGAGAATATCAGGCAACGCGTTGCCGACGGGCGTGCCGGGGACTTTCTCGAAACTGGTCAGATAGTAGGGAGGCCGACGGCGAGGCGAGGGGCTAAGCTGAACTTTGATCAGATGCGGCCCGATCATCCATGCTTCCACCGCGTAGTCACGCATCTCGTCGGGGATTTGTAACTCCGTGAAGCCTAAGTTCTTGAGCAAAAGTCCTTGGACGTTGCCCGTGAACTTGTAGCTCGTGATCATCAGCGAGCGGTTCCAGAGAGGATTTTCACGGCTCTCCAGAGACGCTCGCGGGCTATCAGTGCGGTCCCAAGTGTCCACAAACCCAGATGCGCCATAGTCCTGCAGCACCTTGCGTATGGCGTCATGGTTGTAACCCGGCAGATCGAGCAGATCGTTGAGTTCCGCCCTCATAAATCTTTCGCGCTCGATGAAGGCTGCGTTGGCTGCGTCGCTGACACCGGGCGTGAACCAAATATCGAAGGGTGACACGCGCGCCCACATCAGCCGGGGGATCATCTTCTGGACAGGTGACTGATCTTCCCACTCGACCTCGGTGACGATCTTCACCACCGGCCCCTTGATGCAGGCGAAGGGAAACAGGGGAATGTCGGTGAGGAATTCGGCAAGGGCGTCGTAGAACCCACCCTCCCTCAACAAGGTCTCGATCTTGTTCTCGGCTATCTGCGCCTGCTCGGCACTTTTCACCGTGGCGGCATCGCGCATGGCCAGCATCAGTTGGCGCGTGCGGTCCCGAACATCCTCGGGCTTGAGCGCCTGCATGGGCTCGCCGTCAGGCCCCGGCTGACCGACATTGGCCATCACGTTCATGACCTCGGCATGAACCTTGTCCACGAGGGTCTTGAGCATTTCCGGGGGTATGGTGGGCTCGGCGGGCGGCGACAACCCCCATGGTCGATCAGCACCGAGGTACACGTCACGCAGCAATGACGACGCCCCCCGGCACTTCATTGCGATCACGCGGGCGTAGACCTCTGACCCGCCGAACCTGCGAATTTCCGCGAGCTTCGAAGGCTCGTACTGGCCGTTGAACGCCCTGAGGGCTGCAAGCAATCTCTCTGTCCAGCCGTAGGCGCTGTCACGGTGGATGCGCATAATCTCCCACTGCTGGCGGATGTACCCCGTGAGGCCCGTCTCGACGATGGGTGTAATCTGCGCCGACTGCTGGGCGGCATAGGCAGCGTCACGCGCTTCGTTCTGCTGCTGGATCTCGGCGTTGCTCTGAAAGTTGAACCCGGCACGCTGAGGAAATCCGGGCGGCACTCCACCGGGAGAGCCCGGTCCTGCAGGGGCAAGGTTCACGGCTGGCATCAGAAAGCGACCATTCGGGTGTGCCTCGACGTACATCAGGTGCGTGGAGTAAGCTGCAGACTAACCGTAACTATCAGGAAATACAATGGCTGCGCCAATCAACCCGGTTGCGACGCTAGGGCTTGATGAAGCCAAACTGCAGAGGCTGGCGACCGAGCTTGCGCGCGAGATGTATGATCCCGCCGACATCCTCAAGATGTTTAGTATCTCCATCGACGACGTGGGCGAGCTTCTCGAAAACAACCTCACGTTCCAGACCATGTACCGGGAGGCGTACCAGCTATGGCACTCCTCGGGAGGCATACGTGATCGCATCGAGGCGAAGGCGCTGATCGTGTACGAACAATCTTTGGAGCAACTCGATAAAGACCTTCACGACACGAACCACCCGCTCTCAGCGAGGGTAGACCTCGCCAAGCATCTAGCCTCGACAGCGCGCATCATCCAGAAGGACGGCTCGGCGGGGCAACTCCAACAGGGTGACCGCATGGTGCTTAACATCTACTTCAAGGGCCAGCCACCCATACAACTGGCCAAGGATATTACCATCGAGGGCGAGCCCAAGTTCGAAGTCCCCGACA